AGGAATCGTAGGAGAGAAAGTCGCGGTTCGCGACCGTGGTCACCAGCACGTCGTGCAGTTCCTCGAGCTCGAAGCCGTTCAAGATGTCGACGTAGATGATGCCATCCGCCACGCCCGCCTTCTTGATGACGTAGCCGATCCGCACCGAGTGATTCGGCTGCGTCGGCCGCGTGTTGACGAGCCCGCCTGGAGTCGTCGACGAAAGCCAGATCGTGTCGCCCTCGTTGAAGGCGTTGGTGTCGATGCCGCGCAGGAGGCCGTTCGTGATGATGAAGCCGGACGAGTTGTTTCCGATGCTCTGCGCGACGAGGCCGATGGTGGTCGCGGAGTTCGTGTCGTCGGTGCCCAGCGCGAGCACCACCTTGAGCCGCGTGCCGGAGGATCCGTCCTGCCGCACGACCTGGCCCTTCGTGAACGGCGAGCCGCTCTGGTTGTAAACCTGGATGTGCGCGTCGATGCCGAGCAGCGCGTTGACGCTCGAGTTGAGGCCGATCTCCAGCGAGCTCTCGGTCGCGTTCCAGACGGCCTTTGCCGTGGTCACGCTCGCGGTGCTCGAGGTGTTCAGCGCGAAGTAGTCGACCTGCGTGATCGTGTTCGTCGCGCCGAAGACCGAGTCGACCGGAAAGTCGATGGGGTCGCTGCCGCCGGTCTGATGCGTCGAGGCGTGCGCGGTAGGCGTGCGAGAGTCAGACAAGCGCGAGTCGTTCGCCTGCACCGCCTTCAGCGCGACGCTTTCGCCTGAGGTCGCGAACGTGACGACGCCAGAGGCGGTCGTGGTCGCAGGCTGCTTGATGTTCGCGAAGGCAGCGGTGACGGACGCGACGTCGGTCAGGTTGTTCGCACCGAGCATATCGCCGCCGCCGGGGATAGATTCCCAGCTGGGCGTCGTGCCGTCCGTCTTGAGGAACTTGCCCGCGTTGCCCGCCTGCGAAGGAAGCGAGTCGCCGCCGCCGCCGCCGCCTCCACCGCCTGCACCACGCGCCGCGATCACCGCCCACTTCGCGCCAGCCGTCGCGATGTTCTTCCGTCCCGGCGTGTCGTTCGTGTCCTCGAGCGCGAGGTAGGTCGAGCCGTACCACGAGAAGAGATCGCCACGCTGCGCGACCATCCCCTCCTTCCATTGTCCGCGATACGAATCGATGAGCGTCGGCGCCGCAGCCAGTTCCTGCTTCGGCAGCGCTGCGTTGACCGCGTGCTGGATCTCGATCACCAGCCCGCGCTCGAGCTTCGTGATGCGCTCCTTCGCGGCCTCCGTCAGCGCGCCCAGGATTCGCGACTCGATCTGCTCCGCGGTCAGGCCGATTTGCTTCTCGGCCTCGGAGAACTGCGCCTGAGCAAGAGCGACGATCTCAGCGCGGACGGCTTCGAGCTTCGTCTGCGACTCGGCGAGCGCGGCACGGCAGCGGCCTTCGAGGTCTTCGTTGTATTTGGCATAGGCGTCCGAGACAAGCCCAGGCACCGCGGCGACCATCTTCTCGTCGAGCTCCTTGCGGATCGCGGGGACGGTCTGCTGCACTTGCTCGAGCAGCTTCTCGAGCGCCGCGTCGTGATCGACAAGCAGCTGCGAAAAGACCTCGGCCTTCTTGCCCAGCTGCTCGTTGGAGGAGATGAGCGCGTCGAGAACTGCGTGCATAGTTAGGAGGTCTTGATCTTCGCGCGACGCTCGGCAATCGACTTCACCAGCGCGTCGAGCTTGCTTTCGGTATCGGTGCGCTCGGCCAGCATACGGCGCGCGTCGGAGAGCGTCACCTCGGGCTTCATCTCGACGACCTTCGGCTTGGCCGGCTCGAAGCCGATGCGCTTCAGCGTCTGCTCGATCTGCGCCTCGCTCTTCGCGTTCTGGCCCAGCTTCTCGCGCACGGCAGCGAGCTTCGTCGCCTTGTCAGCCAGCCGCTCGAGCGGCCGCTTCGCGCGATTGCGTCCCGCTTCCAGCGCATCGGCGACGCTCGTCGGCCGGCTCAGTTCCTCGCGCTTGAGCGCCTCGGATTTCGCGCGCGCCCAGCTGGCGCCGGCGTCACCGCCCCAGAGCGCCCACGCGATGCGGCCGGCTGAAGGATAGCCGTCCTCGCCAGGGGAGAAGCCGGTGCCTTGCTTGTCCACCTCGTGACGCGCGAAATAGGAGACCATCCGGCGCACGGTGTCGGGCGAGAGGTTGGCCTTGTTGGAGATGTCGCGCGCACGAGCGACGCCGACGGCCGTGCCGCCGCGGTTGAACTTCTCGCGCCACTCGAGGCCGCGCTTGGCCTCGGCTGCCATCGCATCGGTCGGCGTGAGGTCGACCGCGGCGAAGCGCGCAAGCTCGGCCGGAGTCGCAGGCTGGTCCGGCGTTTCGTCCTCGGGAGATGCGGTCGATTCGGCCTGCGCCTCTGCGGCAGCGCTCGCCACGTTGTCGCCCGTAGCGGCAGCAGCGGCCGGCGTGCTCGGCAGAGAATTGGTCACGAGGCGAATCGCCGTCTCGGGGATCTCGTAGCGCTCGGAGAGCTCCTTGACGTAGCTCGCTTCCGCCGCGATCTGCTCGAGCCGCGTAAAGGCATCGGTGCCCTGCTCGGCCGCGATCTCTTGGAGAGACTTCGCGCCCTGCCGGTTCTCGTTCAGATTGGCTTGGCTCTCGCGACCGACGTCGATGGTAAGCTTGGGCGGGAAGCGCCACTCGCCGCGGGTCGCGCGCTTCAGCGCCTGCACCGGCGTCTCGCCAGCGCGAGCAGGAGGCGCCGGGATCTCGCCGCGAGCGATGGCGTCCAAGATCACCGCGTTCTTGATCGGGTCGAGCACCTTGTCCACCAGCACGCCTTGATGACGCGCGAAGACGCGGTCGGCCGCAGCGAACTCCGCGCGGACGCTCGGGCCGGCGTAATCCTGCGTGCCGAAGAGGACGCCCTTCGGGATGCCAACCGCGATTGATAGCTCGTGCATCAGATGCGCGATGAAGCCCGTAAACGCCGTGCTCGGCCGCGCCGGCATCGTCTCGACGCGGTCAGCTTGGCCGAGGTACTTGATCATCCCGACTTCGGAGAGCTCGTTCTTCTGCTGCTGGCCGCTCGGCAGCGTCGCGCTCGGCGTGGGCGTGAAGAGGTTGCGCGCGTTGGCCGTCCCACGATCCGTGAAGACGAGCGCCGCCTGCTGCGAGGCGAAGCGCACGCCGGCCTTCTCCGCTTGCAAGATCTCGTGCAGCATCCGCGCCGTCTGGATCGCCGCGTGAAAGTCGGTGACGCCGCGGTACTGGTCGACGCGGAACGGGTCGAAGTAGTGGCAGAAGTTGCCGGCCGGAACGTCCTCGGCGCCGAAGTAAACGCCCTCGCGCGTCACGCGGTAAATGCGATACGCGACCGGCACGCCGAACTCGTTAGTAATGACGCCCTCAAAGTAGTTCTCAGAGTCGAGGCCCATCTCGTTGGGGTTGCCGATGCGGGTCGCTGGCACCAGCTGGAGCTTGAGCCCATCGCCCACGCGCCGGATAACGAAGCCGCAGTCGCCATCGACCGGCCGATTTTCAGCGGCCAACTGGACGAGCTTGCGGAATGAATTGCGGCCCGTGGCGTCGGCCTGCTTGCACCACGTATGGAACCACTCGCCGACCGTCGCGTTGTAGTCGCGGTCAGGTAATTGCCGAATTTGCGCGAGACCTCCTTAACCTCGGGACAATTCTCGACCAGATTGCGCGCTTCCCACATCATCACCACCCGCTCGCGCACCGTCTGCGACGACTCGCTCGGCTGGCCGTACTGCATCGGCGCATAAAGCCGATTCGTCTGCGCGGCGTTGTACGAAAACAGCGCGGTCTCGACGCGAGCCTGGAGCCGGCGAAGCGCGGCCTGCGGCGCGATGGTCTCAAGCGCGCGCTCGAACCACGGCCGGTTGCGGATGACTGCGGTCGCGTCGAAAGTCTGCATAATCAGTTCCCGTTGAAGCTGACGAACGTCGTGTCGGTCGTGTCGCCGTTCTGGTATTCGATGGCCGAGACGATGTCGCCCAGCATCTTGTTCAGCGTGTTAAGATCAGCGCGCGTGACGCTCTTGCCGTTGAGCGAGTAGCTCGTGTTGAGCAGGCAAGCCTGGATCGCGTCGAGAACCTTGCTCTTGAGCGTCGTCAGCGTCGCGACGTCCAAGTCGAGAAAAGGATTGTCTGCCGCCATAAAAGAGCGGCCGCCGTCAAAAGGTTTTTTGACGCTTCGCGCTGGCTTCGATTTGACGCAAAAAAAGCCGCCCCACTATGGGAGCGGCTTGGTCTGCTTCGGCGGTCGCCCGCCTCGTCGGCCGTTGCGCCTTGCGGCGGCGGCCTTGGCCTCGGATCGGATCCGTCCGCCGAGGCGGCCTAGTGCGACCGCGGCGGGGTTCTCGTCTCGGGCATCGGCTACGGTGCGGATGGTCTTGGTCGTGGTGGTCATTGTAGGTTGGGTTTTGGGTCGTGGTTGCTGGCCTCGTCAGAAGCGGCCTCCCATCGAGATCATTTGATACCGGCCCACAAGCGCGGCCCGAATCGCGAGAGCAGCGTTCCACGTTGCCGCCGGGTGCTTCCCGCCGGT